GGTTTCAAGCGGCTTGCTTGATCTGTTGAAAGGCCACCCGGCCCAGGTCTGCGACGCGGTCCACGCGGATGGTGTTCGGGCCCCAGGTATGACGGGCGTCGTGCTGGATCCCGAGGCACCAGTGCTGGATCCCCAGGGCTTCCCCGCTGGTCCGTTGTTCTCGGGTGGCGTCGCGGTTGCCCTCGCCATCGGTCAGGGCGAACACCACGCGACGCTGCGCGGGATGCTGCAATAGGTGCTCATGTGCGAGGCGCAGAGCATGGAAGTCGTTCGTGTCGCCCTCGGTCCCGATCTGCTGCAGGGTAGGCACCACGGTGCGCCAATTCTGGGTCCAGGTCTTGACCACGTGAGTCCTCTCGCCGAACGCGATGACCATCGACTGTGCCCCCGCCTGGGCGAGGCAGTCCATGAGCATGATGCAGGAGGACACTGCGGTTGCAATCTTGGACTGCTCGATGTAGGGCGGCTGGAAGAATTCGGGGTTCATGGACCCGCTGATGTCGAGCAGGATCACCACGGCGGAATCGATGCCCTCCTCGCTGAAGCGGCGAGCGAAGATCTCCGGACGGTCCAGGGGCACCTTATGCAGGGCGGCGCGGTGCAGGGTGCCGGACCTAAATCCACCGTCGCGCCATTCGCGGGCCGAGTTCTCGAAGAGCCTGCGGACCTCATAGCGCAGGCGGGCGGGGACTGCGAGGTTCGATGCCCAGCACACTGACGAATAGGATCCCAGCTTCCCAGGAGGCGCCGGTTTGCGCTGGTAGCTACCACCTGATGCGGGTCCGGTCCCATGCCCCGGGTGCGGCTCAGTCTCGCGGGGCGTCGTATAGGGGCCTGGGCGCTGCGCGGGGCCTGCGTCAGCGGGAGCGTCGCCCTGCTGCTGCCCGCCTTGTCCCTCCCCGCCCTGGCCCTGCTGCTGACCGTCCTGGCCCTCGCCATCCTGCTGCCCGTCCTGGGCGTCCTGCTGCCCGTCCTGGCCCCCTCCGTCCTGGGCGCCCTGCGGGCCATCCTGCTGCCCGTCCTGGCCTTGCGAGTCCTGCTGCTGGTCCTGCTGCTGGTCCTGCTGCGGGTCTTGCTGCAGTTGGTCGAACAGCCACCGCGCCAGGGCCAGGGTGTCGTGCGAGGTGGTGCATCCATCGACCCCGTCAGCGACCGACCGGAAGGCGGGCAGGAGGGAGCCTGGGACCGGGACGGTCACCCCATAGCCCCGAGCCAGGACTGCCAGGGCCCATGGGTACTGGGCCGGGTCGGTCCAGTCGGACACGGTCTGCAGGGACTCGGTCACCATGTCCTCGATCATTGCGCCGAGCAGCGGGCGGACGTTGCCGAGCAGACCCTCGCGGGCGGCGCGACGCTCGATCCAGGCGTCTTCGATGGCGTTGTGGAGGGCGGCGACGTAGGGGCGCCGGTCCCGGGCGCTGAAGTCCGTGTACTTGCGGTGCAGGAGTTCGTGCGTGACGTATCCCGCGAGGCGGGCGACGTCACCCTTGGTCTTGCGTTCGTCGTCGGCGCAGTCGGGCAGGAGCATCGTGCCGTGCGCGTTGATAGCTGCGGTCCTGATGTAGTTGGTCCAGGCGACCTCCACCGGGGCGAGGCCCAGGGCGGCGCATGCGTGGTGCGCGAACGTCTCGATGCCGCGCCGGAAGGCGTGACCGTGGACCCAGGGGCGGGCCATGATGGGGGCGAGGGTGTCGAGGGCAGACATGTCAGACCTCCCGGGTGATCAGGGCCTCGTTGATCGCGGACGCATAGACCGCAGCGAGGGACACCGAAGACTCGGCAGGCTGGCGGGCCAGGATCGCCAATTGCCACGCCTCGGCGACGGGAAGGAAGCGGCAGGCTTCCACGAAAGCGATAGCCTGCCGAATGCTGGGCGCATCGATGATCTCGCCCTTGTCCACTTTCGAGCGGCAGACCGCCAGGGCATCGACTACGTGCCGCGCCAGGGTGACCGAGCACCCGGTATGGCGGGCGATAGCGTCTGCCTCTTGGTCGGGATCGAGGTAGGTCATCGGCACCACGAACGAGAACCTGTCAGCGAACGCCACGTTCATCGTGCCGACTCCGGCATACCGCCCGGACTGGTCGCCCTGGGTCAGCGAGTTGTCGCAGGCGAAGAACATGCTCCCCTGGGCGCGGTGCCAGACCCGGTCTGCGTATGCCATCCTGGCGCCGGGCTCCAGCCAGCCGTTGAGGCTAGACAGGGCGCTCGCGTTACCCATGCCGACCTCGTCGAGGAGACAGACCGCACCGGGTGTTGTGTAAACATCCAGCACCGGACCCTGCTGAAACACCGTCGAGCCCTGCTGCAGGCCGATGGCGCCAAGGTAGTCCTCGCGGGTGGCGAGACGGTCGAAGACAAAGCGACGGAACAGGCGCCCGGTGCGGGCCGCGAACTGGGCGACCGTCTGGGTCTTGCCCGTCCCTGCGGGGCCACCCAGCCAGACATTGCGCCCGGTAGCCTGGGCGAGTGCGAGGTAGCGCACCATGCGTTCGGTCCACAGGTGATGCCCGTCAATCGCGGGCGCCTCGGGGTGCGCGTAGACAGAGAACCGCAGCGGCTCGCCCCGGGGGTCGCGGGCATCGAGGCCGAAAACCTCATCGCAGTCGGCCAGGACCGGAGTCGCCGCAGCCTGGGCTACCTGAGGGGCAAGCTCGGGGCGCTCCTCGATCACTGCCAGGACCGGGCGTAGCGCGGCAGACACTGCCTCGGCCACCTGGGTCTGGATCTGATCAGCATCGGCGCGGGTCACCTTGCGCAGGTCAGCGGAGAGGGCTCCGACCCTGGTGCCCAGGTCTGCGATGTTGCCGTCGATGCTGGTCACCCGGGATGACACGGTAGAGGCCAGGGATCCAATGTCCCGAGCGACCCCGTCGATGCGGGCCTCTAGGTGCCGCGCCGTGGACTCCGCCTGCTGGCGGACCGACTCCGCCTGCTGCCGCGCCGCCTCTGCCGCCTGGGTTGCCTGAGTTGCGTCCCACTGGGCTTGATGGGCCACCTGGACCGTGTCCGGCCCGGCGGGGGTGCGGGAGGGGGCTACAGGGGGGGTGAATGCGGGCGTGGCGCGGCCCAACGTGGCGCGGCCAGCCTGGGCGCCGTTGTTGCGGATGTCGTCAATGGTCAGGTGGCCCTTGCCGACAAGTGATGCAAGGGACTGGATCACCTGCGAGCGGGACACGGTCGATGCCATATCGCCCGTCAGCGACCTGTAGGCAGCCAGCAGGGTAGGCATGGGGATAGAGGCCAGCGCGGCCTGGGCTTGGATGGAATTCATTCTGCGGACTCCTCAACAGTGAACTCGGCGCCGTCGTGGCAGGTCGGGACGCCGGTGGCGAGCCAGCGGGCGCTGGTGCGGACGATGTAGCCGCACTGGGGGCACGTCAGTTTCAACATGCGGGTTGTCTGGACCTTCCTGGTCCCGGCCTGGATCTCGGCGTGCGGGTAGGTGCCGAGTGCCTCAAGATCCGCACCGTAGGTCTCCCACAGGTACTCGGTGCCGGTCAGGGACTTCCACGATTCATCGGCGGGGGCCAGACCAGCATCGAGGCATGCCGACCGGTAGGTGGTGGACGTCTTCGAGGCGGCGCCCGGGAGGGTATGCAGCACGCTGCCCAGGAGCAACGTGAACACCTCCGTCGGGAGGGCGACGGTCGGACTGATGAGAACCTCCCAGGTGCCATCCTTCGAGGCTTTATCAGGCCAGCACTCCGACAGAGTGCCGGAGCGGGTGTACGTGCTGGGAAAACCGCACGCAACACGCACGCGGGACGCGAGCCCGGGCACGCGGTCCCTGATGATGCTGAGGGCGGCATTGAGCCACTCCTCGCGGGTCTGATACGCCATCTCGATCACTCCTGTCTTCCTCCGCAGCACCCTGCTGCGGGGGCCCTTGCGGGCACCGCGAGCATACCGGGTTAAACAGGGGATTGCAATAGGGTGTTGCGAGATGACTGCACTAGCAGCACAAGGCCCGGCCAGCTAGACAACGAACGTGTGCGCCCGCACGCGTGAGTAGCAGAGACAGAAGACCAAGTAAACCCAAGGGTCAAACCTGTACAGGCATCCATGCCGCAGGAAGGGGCCTAGAAGGGCCCAGGAGACGCGCAAGGGGTGCATGGCTACCTGGGTATGGAAAAAAATAGATCGGAGCTTCTAGCGAGTTGTCCACAAAGTTATCCACAGGGCTTCATAGACAAATGCTCAAAAATGAGGCAGATCTAAGGTTTATCCACAGCCTGTGGACAACTTGCCATGTTTGAACAACCTGTGGATAATGTGAACACTACTGGATGGATGCATAGGTATGTACGAAACCACAGGGAATGGCGGCGGGCCTGGGCGGACGCGGGGGAAGGCGAGCCAGCGGGACGTGCTCGATGCCCTGGCGCAGGCTGAGGCGGACCTAGACCGTTTAAACGAACAAGAGCCCGGCCCGGAGTTGAGCGAAGCGGAGCAGGCTGCCCAGGCTTCACCAGCACCAGAGAGGAGAGGAGACGGAGAGCTAAGGGGCATGCCCAGCTACCGTCGCCTGCGCCCACTGACTGCCAAGCAACAGGAGTTTGCGAGACGCGTCATAGAGGGCAGCAGCCTCAGACAGGCGTATAGGGATGCCTATGGGTCGCAGGCCTCAGATGAGTCAGCAAGCGTCCAGGCATACCGGCTAGGACGCAACCCGAGGATCCGGGCACTCATCGATCAGGCATGGGAGCAGACGCAAGAGGCACTCGTTGAGGACCACATAGCGGCTCGGCGTTATGTGGTGCGGAGTCTGGTGGAGCTAAGTAAAGGCACGGCGGACAACACCCGGCTCCGGGCATTGGAGCTACTAGGCAAGGCCAGCGGCGCGTTTACATCAGCACCGCAGGAGCGCGACACGCCGGCTTCGCCCGATGCGCTGCGCCGGGATCTCGCGCAGCACCTGCGCCTCGTGGGCAGGACCGGCACCGACGAGCGTTGAAACGCGGGGGCGTGTGCACGGGGGCGGGTGAGCGGGAGGGCGCGGGCGGGAGGGCACCGGCGGGGGAGGGGGCCTGTGGTGGCGATGACCACCCTCCGCCACGTTACGCTCGACTCCGCTCAAACATTTCACCCAAATTCCGCTCAAACATTTCACCCCGACTCCACCCCCGCCCCTTCATTCCCGCCATCCAGACCCCCACCCCCTATATATATAGAGACACCCCCCGGTCATGTTGAGAAATGGAAAAAGCCGGATGTATGTTGACCAGGAGGCAGAGGTTTGTCCTGGAGTTCATAGAGGCATACAAGAGGAAATGGGGCGTTGTTCCGACGTACAGGGTGATAGCGATAGGCTGCAAGGTGAAATCTTGTGGAGGGACATACAGGTTAGTGGGGGCTCTCCGGGACAAGGGATATATATCAAAGGACAGAGGTCGATATGACATTGTTGTCAAGGCAGGAGATCTCAAGCTATCTGCAGATAGTGGACAAGGTGTCGGAGGGGGACAGGAAGAAGATCAAGGCTCTTCTTGAGATGGACAGGGTGCAGAGGTGCCGGGAGAGCTTTCTGTTCTTTGTCAAGCAGATGTGGCCGGTGTTTATCTCTGGGAAGCATCATCAGATCATGGCTGATGCTTTTGAGAGGGTTGCCAATGGAGAGTTGAAGAGGCTGATCATCAACATGCCTCCGAGACATACCAAATCGGAGTTTGCTTCGTATCTGCTTCCTGCTTGGTTCCTTGGGAAGTACCCGGAGAAGAAGATCATTCAGACGGCACATACAGCGGAATTGGCTGTGGGTTTTGGCCGGAAGGTTAGGAACCTTGTTTCTTCGGAGGACTACCAGAAGGTCTTTGGGACCAAGTTATCCAGTGATTCGAAAGCTGCTGGGCGGTGGAACACCGACAAGGGCGGGGACTACTTTGCCATTGGTGTGGGTGGAGCGGTCACTGGCAAGGGCGCTGATCTGTTGATCATTGACGATCCCCATAGCGAGCAGGAGGCGAAACAGGGGAATCCTGCTGTGTATGACGCTGTGTATGAGTGGTACACCTCTGGTCCGAGACAGCGTTTACAGCCTGGGGGTGCGATCATTGTGGTGATGACCCGGTGGTCCAAGAAGGACTTGACCGGGCAGATCCTGAAGAACTCTTCAAAAGATGGCACTGATGACTGGGAAGTCATTGAGTTCCCGGCCATTCTTCCTTCTGGGACTCCCTTGTGGCCCGGGTTCTGGAAGAAGGAGGAGTTGGAGTCGATCAAGGCTGAGATCCCTGTAGCCAAGTGGGAAGCTCAGTACCAGCAGAACCCGACCTCGGAAGAGGGGGCGATAGTTAAACGGGAGTACTGGAAGATATGGGAGGGGGAGAGTCCTCCTCCGTGCCAGTACATCATCCAGTCTTGGGATACCGCCTTTGAGACCTCGAACAGGGCTGACTACTCGGCATGTACCACCTGGGGGGTGTTTGACCGGGAGGACAGGCATGGGAACATGGTCTCCAACATCATCCTTCTGGATGCGTTGAAACAGCGGATGGAGTTCCCGGATCTGAAGAGGAAAGCGGTGGAGATGTACAGGGAATGGAGCCCTGACACCACGATCATTGAAAAGAGAGCCGCTGGCGCTCCTTTGGTCTATGAGCTTCGTAAGGCTGGAGTTCCGGTCTCTGAATACACCCCATACAAAGGGCAAGACAAGATCTCCCGGGTGAACTCCATCGTGGATCTGTTTGCCTCTGGGATGGTTTGGAGACCTGACCGGCGGTGGGCAGAGGAAGTTGCTGAAGAGATGGCAGAGTTCCCCCATGGGGAGCATGATGACCTGACCGACTCTGCCTCCCAGGCTTTGATGAGGTTCCGAAAGGGAGGCTTCATCTCCATTGCATCGGATGAGCCTGACGATGTTCTCGCCAGAAGGCGGGTCAGTTATTATTGAATCGTTTACAAGGATCAGACATGGCAACCAATATCGACCGGGCACTTGAACCCATGGATCTCCCCTCAGAAGGTCCGGACCTGGAGATTGAGATCGAGAACCCGGACAAGGTCACCATCGGCATGGATGGTGTGGAGGTTGTCCTTGAGCCAGAGGGAGAGTATCCGGAGGACTTCAATGCCAATCTGGCAGAGTTCATGGATGAGGGGGCATTGGACGCCATCGCCTCGGAGCTGATTGAGCTTGTAGATGCAGACATCAACTCCCGGAAAGACTGGACCGAGATGTACATCAAGGGTCTGGAAGTCCTGGGGATGAAGTATGAAGAGAGGACCGAGCCCTGGAATGGGGCATGTGGAGTCTTCTCTCCGCTCTTGACGGAAGCTGCTGTCAGGTTCCAGTCAGAGATGATCGTTGAAACCTTCCCTGCCCAGGGTCCGGTCAAGACGCAGATCATTGGTCAGATCACCCGTCAGAAAGAGGAAGTGGCTGACCGGGTCCGGGAAGATATGAACGTCTTCCTGACCGAGAAGATGATTGACTACCGCTCAGAACATGAGCGGCTTCTGTATTCCCTGGGTCTTTCTGGGGCAGGCTTCAAGAAGATCTACCCGGATGAAAGCACCCGCCTTCCCGCCGCCCCTTTTATCCCGGCGGAAGACATGATCATCCCTTATGGCGCCTCCAATGTTTACACCGCAGAGCGGGTAACCCATGTGATGCGCAAAACCAAGAATGAAGTCAGGAAACTCCAGGTTTCCCGCTTCTATCGAGATATTGATCTTGGTGAGCCCGTTCAATTCTTTTCGGACATCGAAAAGAAAAAGGCCGAAGAGCAGGGATATAACCTTCAGGACGATGAACGTTACCGGGTCATGGAGATCCATGTGGACTATGACCTCCCCGGCTATGAGGAGGATGTGGCACTACCCTATGTAGTTTCCATTGAACGTGGATCAAACAAGGTTTTGTCCATTCGACGTAACTGGGAAGAGGATGACAAAAAGAAGCAAAAGCGACAGCATTTTGTCCAGTACACCTATATTCCCGGGTTTGGCGCATATGGTCTGGGATATATCCATCTGATTGGTGGATATGCCCGGGCAGGGACCAGCATCATTCGACAGCTTGTCGATGCCGGCACTCTAAGTAATCTGCCCGGCGGCTTGAAGGCCCGGGGTTTGCGGATCAAGGGTGATGACACACCAATTGCCCCGGGGGAGTTCAGGGATGTGGATGTGCCCTCCGGTGCGGTGCGGGACAACATCATGCCCCTTCCCTACAAGGAGCCCAGCCAAGTTCTGGCCGCTCTTCTTGAAAGGATCACCGAAGAGGGGCGCAGGCTCGCGGCCATTGCTGATCTGAAGATCAGTGACATGTCCGCCCAGGCCCCGGTGGGGACAACCCTGGCTATCCTGGAGCGGCAACTCAAGACCATGAGTGCCGTGCAGGCCCGGGTCCATGCCAGTCTTCGGATGGAGTTCAAGCTCCTGAAGAAGATCATCCGGGACTTCATGCCTCCGTCCTATTCCTACACCCCGGAGGGCGGTAGTAGTTCGTTGAAACAAGCGGACTACGACATGGTGGAGGTGATCCCGGTCAGCGATCCGAACGCCGCAACAATGGCCCAGCGGATCATGCAGTATCAGGCGGCACTCCAACTGGCCCAAGGTGCCCCACAAATCTATGATCTACCTAAGCTCCATAGGCAGATGCTGGAGGTTCTGGGCATCAAGGACGCAGCAAAGCTGGTTCCCACCTCCGATGATCAGAAGCCCCGTGATCCTGTATCGGAGAACATGGCTGTTCTGAGGCTTCAGCCCATCAAGGCATTCGCCTATCAGGACCATCAGGCCCACATGGCAACCCATCAGGCATTCATGCAAGACCCAAGCATTGCTGCTGTCCTGGGGCAGAACCCCATGTCGCAGCAAATGATGGCCGCGCTGATGGCTCATCTGGCAGAACATGCTGCATTTGCCTACCGGGCTCAGGTTGAGATGCAGTTGGGTGTTCCTCTGCCTGAACTGGACGAGGATGACAACGCCCCCATCGCGCCGGAGGATGAAAAGGCCCTTGCCCCGCTCATCGCGGCAGCGGCCCAGAGGACCATGGTCCAGAACCAAGCCATGTTTGCCCAACAGCAAGCTCAACAGCAGGCACAAAACCCTGAATTGCAGCTTCAACAAGCTGAACTTCAGCTCAGGGCCCAGGAACTTCAGAGAAAGGAGGCTGATAGCCAGAGGGATTTCCAAATTGCCCAGCAGAAAATCGCCCTGGAACAGGAGCGAATTCGGTCAGAAATGCTCAAGGAGCAGTCCAGACTGCAAGCCCAGGCGGCTCAAACCGATAAAAAGCTGCGGACGGACCTCGTCAAGACGATGGTCAAGCCCCCTCAACAACAAAAACAGCAAAAACCCACCCAATAATTACAGAAATTCTGCCCAAAGAATGATTTTGGGCATTTTCAACCTCCGAAAGGAGCTTTATGGCAACCACTGCGTTCTCCGTGGTGCTGAAAGAGATAGAAGATAGGCGACAAGACATCGCTGAAGCCCTTATCTCCGGCGCTGCGCGGGACTTTTCCGAGTACAAGTCCATGACCGGCGAGATTAGAGGTCTATCGCAGGCTCATATGTACATCAAAGACCTCGTAGACCGATTGGAAAGGGCTCAAGATGAGTGAATTGCTTATCTCGGACGGAAAATCCGAGACCGTTTTGCCTCAAACTGCAGAAGAAAAGGCAAAACAGGTGCCGGATCCCAAGACATACCATATCCTCTGTATGCTCCCACAGGCGGAAGAGTCCTATGAAAGCGGGATTCTGAAGTCCGGGCAGACCATGCACTTCGAGGAGGTGCTGTCCCCCGTGCTGTGGGTGGTCAAGATGGGCCCCGACTGCTACAAAGACCCCATCCGCTTCCCCTCTGGTCCTTCTTGCAAGGAAGGTGACTTCGTCCTTGTCCGACCCAATAGCGGCACGAGACTGAAGATTCACGGTCGGGAGTTCCGCATCATCAACGATGACAGCGTGGAAGCCGTCATTGAAGATCCCCGTGGCGTTCAGAGGGCATGAACATGGCTAATGAAGAACATGAAGCGTTTCGGTTCCCGGACGAGACGCCGGTGGACACCAAGTCCGAAGACAAGAAGGTTGACTTCGAGATTGAGGGCGAAAACGACGTAGAGGTGGTGGACGACACCCCCGAGCCGGATCGTGGCCGCGCCCCGATGAAGGAGCCTCCGCAGGATGTCACCGACGAGGAGCTATCCAAATACTCCGAAGGGGTGAAGCAGCGGATCCAGCATTTCGCCAAGGGCTACCATGAGGAGCGCCGTGGCAAGGAGGCGGCCCTGCGAGAGCGGGAAGAGGCTATTCGCCTTGCCCAGAGGCTTCTGGAAGAAAACCAAAAGCTCCAGGCATCGGCAGGCCAAAGCCAGCAAGTCGCTCTTGACCAAGCCAAAAAGGCGGTCGAGATTGAACTGGACAATGCCCGGAAGAAGTATGAGAAGGCCTATGAGGACGGAGATGCAAAGGCCATCGTGGCAGCTCAGGAGGAGTTGTTCGCGGCCAAGCTGAAGTCCGAAAGGCTGGCATCGTTCAAACCGCAGCGTCCTGTTCAAACGGCCCCTGTACAAACGCCGCAGAATGTTGTACAAACGCAACCGCAGCCGCAAATCGATCCAAAAACCCGTGCGTGGCAAGAAGCCAATCCGTGGTTTGGGTCGAATCAGCGAATGACTGAAATGGCTTTGATCATTGACAAGGAGCTTACGTCCAAAGGAGTGCCCCCCGGAAGCGAGGAGTACTTCAACCGGATTGACTCCGAGATGAAGTCTATTTTCCCTGCAGCGTTCCCGCAGGAGAAGAAGAGTTCATCTGTGGTTGCCCCGGCAACCCGTAGCACAGCGCCCAAGAAAATCGTGCTGACGAGAACCCAGGTCAACATTGCCAAGCGTCTCGGGCTCACCAACGAGCAGTACGCAAAGGCAGTTGCGGAACAGATGAGGAAAGAAAATGGCTGACCAACGAACCCCCCGCGAAGCAGACTCTCGCGCCAAGGCAGAGCGTCCAATGACTTGGAAGCCCGCCGAACTTCTCCCGGATCCGATCCCGGTTCCTGGATATGTCTATCGGTGGATTCGCGTCAGCACCTTGGGTACCGCCGACCCCAGGAACATCACCTCCAAGTTCCGCGAAGGCTGGGAACCTGCCAAGGTGGCAGATCATCCTGAACTCCAACATCTGTGCGATCCGAAGTCTCGGATTCCTGATGCGCTGGAGATTGGTGGTCTGGTGCTTTGCCGAACCCCCAAAGAACTTGTTGATCAACGGAATGCCTTCTACCAGGGTCAGGCGTCTGGTCAGATGGAGTCCGTGGACAACACCTTCATGCGCGAGAACGATCCTCGTATGCCGCTGTTTAAGCAGCGGCGTTCTGAGGTTTCGTTTGGACGCGGTCAGTAATCAAGGAGTCTTAAATGGCTTATCCCATCATCGACGGGCCCTACGGCCTAAAGCCGGTGAACCTGCGCGGGGGTATTCCCTTCGCTGGGTCTACCCGGATGATTCCGATTGGTCAGGGCTACAACACGGGCCTCTTCACGGGCGACGTTGTGGGTCTTTCCAACGGCAACACCATCATCACCCCGTACAACGCGGACACGCAGTCCGCCGCTGCCGCTGGAGACATCATCGGTGTCTTCCTCGGCTGCGAGTACACCCCCACGGGTGGCCCGCTCTTCGGCAAGCTGCGCAACGAGCAGTGGCCCGCAGGGACCAACGCCCCTGACGCGGTGGCCTATGTGTTGGACGACCCCAATGCCCTTTTCAAGGCGGCGGTGGTTACCCAGCCCCAGGGCTCGGCCAACACGCAACTGAACACGGGCACGACCATCGGCTACATGTCGCCGTCGTTCGTTGGTTCCAACGCGTTCCTCGTCGCAGGGAACACGGGCAGCACCACGACGGGCAACTCGGCCATGGCGATCTCGGGTGCCAACCCGACGGTGTCCTCGTCTGTGGCGGGCAACATCCGTCAAACGACGGGTACTGGCGCCGGCACCTCGCCGTGCCTGCGTGTGGTTCAGTTGGTCCCGGACACGGCTGTCACGGTCGCCACGACCCTGACCAACTCGCCTTCGGGTGGCTCGACCTTCACGGTCGATTCCGTCACGGGCATCCAGCCCGGTATGCAGTGCATCATCGCTGGTATCTCCAGCACGACCGCAGGCTCTCCGGGCAGCAACCTGACGGTCACGGGTGTGGTTACTTCGACCAAGACCATCACGGTCAGCACCAACGTCACTGCAGGCAGCGGCACCACCGTCTCTTTCGTGGGTTACCCGGAAGTGATCGTGGCCTGGAACTTCGGCTACCACAGCTATCTGCTGGCCGCTGGCGTCTAAGGAGCACACATCATGGCAATTTCTCGTGCCCAACTACTCAAGGAACTGCTCCCTGGTCTGAACGCCCTGTTCGGCCTGGAGTACAAGCGTTACGGCGAAGAGCACAAGGAGATCTACGAGACGGAGACCTCCGAGCGTTCGTTCGAAGAGGAGACCAAGCTCTCCGGCTTCAGCGCCGCCCCGGTGAAGAACGAAGGCCAAGCCATCGCGTATGACAATGCGCAGGAAGCCTGGACCGCTCGTTACAACCACGAGACCATCGCTATGGGCTTCTCCATCACCGAAGAGGCGATGGAAGACAACCTGTACGACAGTCTCTCGGCGCGCTACACCAAGGCCCTCGCTCGGGCCATGGCGTACACGAAGCAGGTCAAGGCTGCCGCCATCCTGAACAACGGTTTCAACGCCTCCGTGACCTACGGGGACGGCCAATCGCTGTTCAGCACCGCTCACCCGCTGGTGTCTGGTGGTTCCAACAGCAACCGTCCCACGGTCGGTGCTGACCTGAACGAGACCTCGCTGGAAGCTGCGGTCATTCAGATCGCTGGCTGGACCGATGAGCGTGGCCTCCTGATCGCCGCCAAGCCCCGCAAGCTGATCGTGCCTCCGGCGCTTCAGTTCGTTGCAACGCGTCTGTTGGAGACCAACCTCCGTGTTGGCACCGCCGACAACGACATCAACGCCCTGAAGAACAACGGCTCGGTCCCCGAGGGCTACACGATCAACCACTGGTTGACCGACACCAACGCGTGGTTCCTGACCACCGATGTGCCCAACGGTCTGAAGCACTTCGTGCGCGTGCCCCTGGCAACGTCCATGGATGCCGACTTCGACACGGGCAACAGCCGGTACAAGGCCCGTGAGAGGTATTCTTTCGGCGTTTCTGATCCCCTTGGGGCGTTTGGAAGCCCTGGGGCTTGAGCCAAGCTCTTGCGTTCAAGGCCCGCTTCGGCGGGCCTTTTCTTTTTCGCAGGAGTGTGCTAGGCTCGGGCTGCGCCCGCGCAGGGCTCCGAGACCTACCCCAGCCCGCCGACTGACTCGGCAGACGTCACCTCAACGACGGCGGGCGCAAACTGAGGACTACCATGGCTACCACGACTTTCAACGGGCCGGTTCGTTCGGAGAACGGTTTCCAAACCATCACGAAGAACAGCACCACTGGCGCTGTTACGGTCACCTCCACGCTCGGCCCCGCCACCACTGTGGATTCGCTGGCTGTAACCGCCAGTGCGTCCATCGGTAATGCTGCTACTGACACGGTCGGTTTCTACGGCGCTACGGCGGTGGTTCAACCCGCCACGACTGGCACGACGACGGGTTTCAGTGCGGCAACGGGCACGGCGGTGCTCAGCGGCAGCACGTTTACCGGCAACACCGGTTCGGCTGCTTACACCATTGGCGACATCGTCAAGGCTCTGAAAGACCTCGGTCTGCTCGCAGCCTGATAGGAGGCTGTCATGCAAACTGACGTAAAAGCTGGCTACGTCAGTAGCACAGCAACGGTCTTTGCGGCCCGGACCCGGTTCAAGGGTCTGGTGGTCACGCCGGGGTCTACGGCGGGCACGGTGGTTGTGCGAGACGGCGGGGCCACGGGTACTACGCTGTACTCAACGGCCACGGTGGCGAACGGCACGCCCTTCTCGATCCTGATCCCTGGTGAAGGCGTCTTGTGCTACACCGACCTCCATGTGACCGTCTCCGGGACGGACACCACTGCGACGGTGTTCTATGGCTAAGACCCCTGCTTGGCAACGAGCCGAAGGCAAGAACCCCAAGGGAGGTCTCAATGCCAAGGGGCGGGCGTCTTATAACGCAGCCAATCCGGGGAAGCCGGGGCTTAAGCCTCCAGCACCGCACCCCAAGACAGATAAGGACGCAGCAAGACGGAAGTCTTTTTGCGCCCGATCTGCTGGGCAAGCTAAGATGTTTCCTGAAGCGGCCAAAGACCCCGAAAGCCGGTTGCGCAAAGCGAGGAAAGCATGGAACTGCTGATTGAGCGCTGGGCTCCGATACTTGGGTACGAAGGTCGTTATGAAATTAGCGACCACGGACGCGTTCGCTCAATGACTAGATGGCGGCGAGGAAAATCGGGCTCTTTGGTCCCCGTGCAGGGCAAAATCATGCAGCTACAGCAGAAAAAACGTACTGCTGACGGACGTACTTTGCCGTATATAGAGATTCGACTGCGTGATGGATCGCCGCGGCACGTACGCTGCAAGTCTTTTCTCGTACATCGTCTGGTTGCTCAGGCATTTGTAGGCGAGCTTTTTGAAGGTGCGCAGGTTGATCATCTTGATGGAGATCATGGAAACAACCACTACGCAAATCTTCGCATTTTGACGCCGCAACAACACGGACTTTTGCATCCGTGCATTTCCAACAAAGCAAAGTACCAAGCATTCCAGGCTGCCGCGCAGGCCAAAGTAAAGGCGATGCGCGAAGCCGGGGAGCTTGTGGGGCGCGTTCGTGTAAATAAGGAATTGGCGTGCTGACATGGAAGCAACGGTCATTTGGAACACCATCTTGACGGTGTTGATTGGTGTTGTGGGCTTTTTCATGGCATCCAAGTTCAGAGAGCTTGATAGGCTCAGTATCCTGCTGAACCGGACCCGTGAGGAAGTTGCCCGGGACCATATCACTCGGTCAGAGTTCAGACAGGACATGAAGGAGTTGATTGAACGCTTCGACCGGATCGAGCAGAAGATCGACAACCTACGCGGCAAGTCCCATGCCGTACAGATCTGAACCCCAGGCACGCCTCATGCGTGCTGTCGCGCACAGCCCCAGCTTCGCCAAGAAGGTGGGAATTCCCCAGGCCGTTGGCCGGAAGTTTGAGCAACACCGGGCCGAAGGTGGTCCCGTAAAGGAGTCCGAAATGAAGCACAAGGCGAAGCCGGAATCCCCCGCCATGATGAAGAAGGAAGTGGCCTTTATGAAGAAGAAGGGCGCTCCCAAGTCCATGATCAAGCATGAGATGGCTGAGGCCAAGGGCAAGCCGTTCGCCAAGGGTGGCAAGACGGTCAAGAAAATGGGCGGCGGAAGCTGCTGAGGAGCAAGACATGCCTAGGAACTACCGTACCCCCACGGAAGAAGAGTCCGCCAAGCTGGAGAAGTCCCGCGCCATGATGCGCAGGGGCATTGAAGGCGAGAAAGACTTCCTTGCCAAGCTGATGCCGACGATGGCGAAGTCTGCCCGCGATGAGATGCGGGCAGCGAAGAAACTTCGGGAAGAGCTTCCAATGGCTGTCCGCGAGGGCGAGGCTTATAACCAAGCCGGGTATGCCAAGGGCGGCATGACCAAGAAATATGCCAAGGGCGGGGTGACCCGGGCTGATGGCTGCGTGACCAAGGGGCATACCAAGGGAAGGATGGTGTGAGATGGCGTACAGCAAAACCACGTACACCGGCCCGGTGCAAGGCCGGGGCAGAGATGACCAGGGTCGAGCCCTCGTTAGCCGCGAAGAACTCGCTGACTTCCGGCGTAAGTACGGCGCCGACAAGACCCTCAGGGATCTCTTGAACGCAGATCGTTCTGGAAAGCTGCCTGAAATGTTTAGCGAGCGTGACATGCGCGCGCGGGGGCCGCAGGAGGCAAATGTTGCCCCGCGTGTTGAAACTCCCCGTCGCCGTGCTTCTGTTGGGGACATCCCTGGCCTGATCGTTCGCGGCATGTCCGAAGGCGTGGACCGCGTGCCTTTTGGCCGTGGTCAAGGTCAGGCATTTGTGGCTGCTGGGGCAGGAAACGCTGCTCGGTCGGCCATGATGGGCGCCAAAGCGGCTCGCAACTGGCGTGATGAACCCCCTGTGGGCGCAGATCCTGGCAAGTGGCAGGCTATCGTTCGCCAGATTGATGAGGCATATCCTGGTGGTTTAACGCCCCCAAGCAGTATGTCCAAAGAGGCTCTTGCCAAAGAGTTGGCAAAGGACATCGGTTCCGGTTCTGTCGGGCGCGGCACTCCCATGAGATCGACGGCAACCACCTCTGACGCTGGGCGTAGGTTTACACCGGCACAGGAGATGGAAGCAGCGACCTCTGCTGTCAGGGGCGCCGCAAGCCGCAAGGCAGTCCAAGAGGCTCGAACGGGCCGTTCTCAGGCCGCAGCAGAAGCCAAGGCAGACAAGCCCATCCTTCGGACGGAAAAGGCCAAGGAATCTCCGCGTTCCCGCACTCGGGATGAGGAGGATGTGGAATTCCGCAAGGGCGGCAAGGTCAAGACCTACGCTAAGGGCGGCAGCGTCAAGGGTTCTGGCTGTGAGCAGCGCGGCCTGCGGAAGTGCAAGGTGTACTGAGATGAAGGTCTCACGCGGGATGGGCGCCATCCGCCCGGAACTAAAACGTCCCAAGGGCTACGCCAAGGGTGGCGAGTCTCGCGTGAACGAAGCAGGCAACTACACCAAGCCTGGGATGCGCAAGAGCCTCTTTGAGAAGATCAAGGGGCAGGCGACACAAGGCACTGCGGCGGGCCAGTGGTCCGCACGCAAGGCGCAGCTTCTGGCGAAGCAGTACAAGGCCAAGGGCGGTTCGTACAAGGACTGACATGAAGTCTCCGCAGAAATCGCTGCGCGATTGGACAAGCCAAGAATGGCAGACCAAGTCGGGCAAACCGTCGTCCAAGACGGGAGAGCGGTATTTGCCCAAAGCAGCGATTGCGGCGCTGTCCCCTGCTGAGTACGCGGCAACGACCAAAGCCAAACGTCAAGGTAAGGCTGCAGGCAAGCAGTTCGTCAAGCAACCGCCCAAGGTGGCGGCAAAAACTGCGAGATTCAGATGACCACCTCAGGGACCACCACGTTTAACCTCGACCTCAACGACGCGGTCGAGGAAGCGTTTGAACGCTGCGGAGCGGAACTTCGCACGGGCTACGACCTGCGCACTGCGCGGCGGTCCCTGAACCTGTTGTTTGCCGACTGGGCCAACCGGGGGGTGAATATGTGGACCTTCAACCAGGGCACGATCAATCTGGTTCAGGGCACCAACACTTATCCGCTTCCGTCAGACACCGTAGATCTCCTGGAGCATGTCATCCGCACGGGTGCAGGAAATGTTTCGACTCAAGTCGATCTGACCATCACGCGGATCAGCATCAGCACGTACTCCTCCATCCCCAACAAGCTACAGCAGGCGCGGCCCATCCAGGTTCTGGTGAACCGGAACTCGAATGCTACGTACCCGGCAGGGAGCAGCTACTCCCCCAGCGCCACGGCGGCACCGAGCATCACTGTGTGGCCTACGCCCGATCAGACGGGCGTGTATCAGTTCGTGTATTGGTATCTGCGCCGCATCCAAGATGCCGGTGACGGCGGTACTGCCACGCAGGACATCCCCTTCCGCTTCCTTCCGTGCTTGGTCTCCGGCCTTGCGTACTACCTGTCGATGAAGATCCCTGGCGCCATGGAGCGTATGCAGGTTCTAAAGGCGCAGTACGATGAGGACTGGGATCGCGCTTCGACGGAAGACCGCGAGAAAGCTGCTATTCGTCTGGTCCCGCGACAAATGTTTCTTGGTGGTTAAACATGCAAGAAATAGTTACCCGTCAATACGCTTTAGCTAATGGGCTAGGCAAATACTTTACTGGCAAGCCCTGCCGCAAAGGCCATGTGGCCGAACGGTGGGTGGCGGGCGCGTGTGTTCAATGTGTATCCGATAGGAAAAAAGAACTGTACCAAGAAAACAGGGATTCTGTTTTGGAGTACATGAAAGTTCAAGGTAAGATTTACCGCCAGCAAAATAAAACCGCACGTTTAGCTCGTAACAACGCATGGCGCGAAAAAAACATTGATAAAGTTAAATCACAAGCAAAAGAACGTAGACTAGCAAACCCCGAAAAGGACAGAGCAAAATCGCGTAAGCACTATTACGCACACAAAGAAACTGAGCTTGCGCGTCAAAAAGAGTGGCGGATGGCGAACAAGGGCATCGTAAACGCGCACACCGGTAAACGCAAAGCTGCCCGATTGCAGCGTACGCCAAAGTGGCTCACAGAATTTGACAAGTTAAAAATTGAAGCCTACTACGCTATTGCTGCGATGCTAACGCGTGTTAACAAAGAAGCATGGCATGTTGATCATGTGCTTCCGCTTCGCGGCAAAACTGTATCTGGCCTTCACGTACCGAACAATCTGCAGCTTTTGCGTGGCGTAGAAAACGTCCGGAAAGGTAACAGGCTGTAAACATGGCAAACCGCTTTGCTAATGGCGCCAAAGCGTTCGGCTTCTGCGACGTTTGTGGGTTTCGCTTTGACCTGAAGAAGCTCAAGAACCTCGTCGTCAAGACAAAGCAAACGCAGATCAAAGCGTGTCCGCAGTGTTGGACGCCCGATCACCCGCAGTTGCAGCTTGGCATGTATCCGATCTCAGATCCACAAGCAATCAGAGACCCCCGTCCTGACACCAATACGTGGTATCAATCAGGTACCACTGGTTTGCAAACAGCCCCCACCTCTGGCACGGGGCTGGATCAGGGGGGCTTCCCGGGCGAGGGCATGCTGGTCATCCAGTGGGGTTGGAACCCGATTGGAGGCGCAAGAGATTTTGACGCAGTACTCACGCCTAACACCTTGGTCGGTAAGGGCGAGGTGGGACAAGTGACTGTTTCCTGAACCGCCTGTCGGCGGTATGATTCACCCGGGCGCAGCCCGAAGGAGAAACCCATGAAGATGACACCCAAACAAGCCGTCCACAAGCATGAGGCGGCGATGCACCCGGACAAACCCAAGACCAAGCTCGCCAAGGGCGGCGTGACCAATGAGATGATGCTCAAGATGGGCGCGGGCATGGCTCGCACCGCCAACCAAGGCCCGGTCGGGCGCAAGGGGAAGAAATGAAGGCCAAGTCCGTACCTACCCCGGTGGTGAACGCTCCCGCGCCCATGCCGCGTGTGGTGGTGGGCAACATCGCCAGTGCCCCTGCCCCTGAGCCGAAGACCTCCGGCATCAAGGTGCGCGGCGGCAAGGCGCAGACCAAGGGCTTTATGGCCCGGGGGCCGATGGCTTAACAACATGGCCCCGGTAGGTTTACAACCTGGGGTTGATGGGTTTACAACATGGCTCTGACCTATTCGCAGCTTCAGACGGCGGTTGAGGACTACACCGAGAACACGTTCTCGGCAACTGACTTTGCCACCATGACGAAGGTGGCTGAGCAGAAGATCTATAACGCGGTTCAGCTTCCGGCGCTGCGCAAGAACGTCACTGGTGTTCTGAGCCAGGGAAACAAGTACCTGACCACGCCAAATGACTTTCTGTCGGTCTTCAGTTTGGCGGTCATCGACGGGACAGGGAAGTACAGCTACCTCCTGAACAAGGATGTGAACTTCATTCGGGAGAGCTACCCCGACCCCGCCACTGAGGGCACGCCAAGGTACTACGCTATCTTCGGACCCGTCTTCAATCTGCCCACCGAGTTGACCTTCATTCTCGGCCCCACGCCCACCTCTGGGCTGTCGGCAGAACTGCACTACTTCTACTACCCGGAGACCATTGTCACGGCGGGTACGTCCTGGCTTGGCGATAACTTCGAGAGCGTCTTGTTGAACGCTGTCTTGGTAGAAGCAGCGCGGTTTATGAAGGCAGAGCAGGATATTGTCCAGTTGTACACCAAACAGTTTGATGAATCGTTCGTTCTGCTCAAGCAGCTTGGCGATGCAAAGAACCGGCAGGATGCGTACAGGTCTGGGCAGGTAAGGTATCCGGTGAAGTAAATGGCAATCCTCCAAGGGCTTTGCTCCTCCTTCAAGCAGGAATCCTGGCTGGGTATCCATGACCTGGATACTGATGTCTTGAAGTTTGCTCTTTACACGGGGCAGGCTGACTTGAGTCAGGCAACGACGGTTTACACAACTTCCCAGGAGGTTGTTGGCGCGGGGTACACCGCAGGCGGTGAGATCCTTACCGGGGTCCAAGTCCTGCTTTCTGGCACCACTGCATATGTCACCTTCAACAACCCGGTGTGGACTGGTGCATCGTTTACATGCCGGGGCGGGCTGATCTACAACACCAGCAAGGCCAACCGGGCCATTGCGGTGATTGACTTCGGTGCTGACAAGACCGCATCAGGCACGTTCACCATCACGCTACCGCAGCCCACAGCCACCACGGCGCTGCTGCGCTTTGCTTAGGAGTCCAAGATGATCGAAAAGACCAAGGCTGGCGGCGTGTTCAAGCTGCAGTGTTTTGATTCCGAGGGTGTGCTGAAGTGGGAGGCGCAGTCCCGCAACCTCGTGGTGAACCAGGGCCTGCAGACCATGAACGCGGTGTATTTCGCCGGGGGCACCCAGATCACTGCGTGGTATCTCGGGCTGTACGGGTCTGGCGCGACCAACAGTCCCGCTGCTGGCGACACCATGGCGCTCCATACGGGGTGGACTGAAGAGACGGGCTACAGCAACGCCACGCGGCCTCAGTGCAATTTCGGCACGGCGACCACTGCCGACCCTTCGGTCATCAGCAACACGCTGTCCCCGGCCCAGTTCAACATCAACGCAACCGCGACCATCGGCGGGGCGTTCCTGACCAGCAGCAACACCAAGGGCGGTGGCACGGGGACGTTGTTCTCCGCTGCGGACTTTGCCGCTCCTGGAGACCGCTCGGTGGTCTCTGGTGATGTGCTGGTGCTGACCTACACGTTCAGCCTCGATGCGGCCTGATCATGTCCGAAGGCGGCTGGGGCTCCGGCACCTGGGGGCAAGCTGGCTGGGGGATGTCGGTCTATGACCGGAGTGTCGTTGAGACCTCTACAGGGACTGATGCGCCCTCAGCCCTTGCCACCTTCCAAGCCGCTGTCATCGAGCTTGCCACGGGTGCAGATGCGGCTTCTGCCCTCGTCACGTTCCAAGCCGCCATCTCTGAGAGTGCCACAGGCGCAGATGCCCTGGCGGTCTACCTTCAGCTTCCCGCAAGTGTCAGTGAAAGCACCACAGGCGCAGATGCTTTGCAGGCGCAGGCCAGCTTCGCTGTCGCGCTCTCTGAGGGGGCCACGGGCGCAGACGCAGTCTCAACCCAGGCGATCTTCCAAGCCGTCGTCAGCGAACTCGCTACAGGGGCTGACAGCACTACAACCCAGGCGACCCTTCAGTCTGCCATCTCCGAGGGCGCTACGGGCTCGGACAGCCCGGTGGGGCTTGTTGTCTTCCAGGTGGCGGTCAGTGACGGGGCCACGGGCTCAGACGCCTTCCAGGCGCAGGTTCGCTTTGCGGCGAGCGTTGCTGAGGGGGCCGCAGGTTCTGATGCGGTCGGGGCGCTGGTCACGTTCAAGGCTTCGATCAGCGAGGGTGCTACCGGGGCGGACCTGTTCAGCGCCGGGTATCTGTGGAATCCAATAGATGACAGCCAGAGCCCCAACTGGCAGAATATCTCAAACGGGCAGAGCCCCGGCTGGACCAATGTGCCCAATGCTCAAACCCCTGGGTGGAGCGCGGTGAGCAACCCTCAGACTCCCGGCTGGACCGATGTGAATAACCCGCAAACTCCCGGGTGGAACGACATACAAACGTGAGGTTCTGAAATGCCTTCTTCATTTACCCCTCTTCTGAAACTGGAACTCCCGGCCACTGGTGAGCTTTCAGGTACTTGGGGCACGACGGTCAATAACGCCATCACGACACCTTTGTCTGAGGCTGTTGCCGGGACCACGACCATCACGGTAGGGGGCAGTGATTACACCCTGAGCAACGGGGATGGCTCTGCGGCCAATGAGGCCCGCAAGATGTTCATTGTGGCAACCGGAACGCCGGGAGCAAGCAGGAACGTCATCTGCCCTGCTGCAAGCAAGTTCTATGTTTTCCGCAACGACACGAACCAAACGCTGACGCTGAAGACGCTAAGCGGCACCGGGATTGCAGTGCCTGCGGGCCAGTACAGGTTCCTGTATTGCGATGGCACGAACGTGGTGGAGACGTTCAACGCCATGGCGTCCTTGACGCTGGGTGCGGCCTTGGCTGCGGCCTCGGGCGGCACGGGGCAGGCGTCCTACACCACGGGCGATTTGCTGTACGCGACGGGCGCCACGGCGCTGTCAAAACTCGGTATTGGCACCAACGGCCAGATCCTGACCTCGACGGGGACGGCACCGCAGTGGAGCACCTTGTCTGGTGTGGCGGTCACCACGTTCAGCGCAGGCACCACGGGCTTCACGCCCAACTCTGCCACCTCTGGAGCGGTAACGCTTGCGGGCACGTTGGCGACGACCAACGGCGGCACGGGGCTGACTTCGTTCACCGCGAACGGCGTTGTCTACGCCTCCTCGACTTCGGCGCTGGCTACCGGGAGTGCGCTGACGTTTGATGGGACGAAAGCACTGACGGTTGGAACTGGAACGGCAACGCAGCGTGCAAGCGTCACCTTAGATGGCGGCGCGAATGCCGGTGTAGGCGCTGTTTACGGAATAAACATTGGTGGCTCTTTAATAGGTGGCATGTCTAATTCTGGCTATGCAGCGGCAGACACCAGTACTGATCTTGCCATATTCGGAGACACGGGCAAGTCAGTTAGATTTTATGCAAATGCTTCCGAACAAATGCGCCTCACCAGCACCGGGCTGGGGATTGGGACGAGTTCGCCGGGTGCAAAGCTAGGGGTAACAAGCCCAGCAGCAACAGCGGCGGCTGGGGCATGGCGTTCTGGCTCTACCGACTCTGTTTATATGTCCCTTGGGCGCAACGCATACGAGGCGGGTATCGGTGTGACTGGTTCGACCGTCCTACTCACCGGGGCATCTGCTGGTGATTTGAACATTTATACCGCCTTAGCTGGGGCTTCGATTCGTTTTGGCTCTGGAAACGGCGTTCTTGCCGCCACCCTCGACTCCTCCGGCAACCTCGGCCTGGGGGTGACGCCGAGTGCTTGGGGAAATACAACAGCCTTGCAACTTAAAAAAACAGCAGCATCAAACATTGAAGGGGCTTTATATCAAGGCGCTATAGGCGCTAACAATGCCAACGGCATTTCATATAACGCTTACTACAACGGAACGACTTGGCAATATATTTTTGGCACATCTCATCCCGCTTCTAGGTATGAGCAATCCCAGGGAGCGCATGCTTGGCATATAGCTGCATCGGGTACAGGAACTGTTTCATTTACGCAGGCGATGACGTTGGATGCGAGTGGGAATCTTGGTGTTGGGATTACAAATCCTGCGTATCGGTTTGATGTTGAAATGTCATCAGGACCATACGTCACACGTTTTTACAACAGCAACTCAAGCACCAATCAGTACAACGTCAGCCTCTGGGGACAAGCTGCTGCTGGGTCAGCGATAGGATATGTTGGAACAGGCGGCTCTGCTGTTGCCAACAACGCTTTTGTAAACACCTTTGTTGTCGGCACACAAACTAGCAGCGCCCTTGTTTTCAATACCGCCGACACCGAACGCGCCCGCATCACGAGCGGGGGTGATTTGCTGGTGGGGACGACGACTAACGTAGGGAATGCAAAACTAAAATCAAAAGTATCGGCTGGAGTTACTGGTCTTGAAATAACTGATGAAGCAACATCAGATTTTATTGTTGTACCAGCAATTAGTGCTAATGTTTGTCGTGTTGGTCCGTCCGCCGGTGCAATGGCTTTTTATTCTGGCAACTCCGAACGCGCCCGAATCCCCGCAGCCGGTGGCATGGTAGTAGGTACCGCAGCCCTCGCAACCAGCGCAACTGACGGATTCCTCTACGTTCCCACCTGCGCAGGCACGCCTACAGGCACGCCGACGACGCAGACTGGCACTGCACCTATCGTCGTTGACACCACGAACAACAAGCTGTACTTCTACTCTGGCGGGCAATGGCGTGACGCTGGGCCGTGATCCCCCAACCCTGAAAGGACAACCATGAACTGGCAAATTGAGTGGCTGCAAACCACCCCCACCACGGCGACTCCTCCCGAGTACGTCGTTCAATGCGGCTGGCGCTGCTCGGATACCCAAGACGGGTTCTCCGGCACGGTGTACGGCACCTGCTCGTTCACCCAAGCCGCTGAGGCTGACGGCACCTTCACGCCCTACGCCGACCTGACGCAGGATCAAGTGCTGGGCTGGTGCTGGGCCTCTGGTGTCCCCAAGGAAGCCACTGAAGCCGCCGTCGCCGCGCAGATCGAGAACCAGAAGAATCCGCCGGTCATTCAACCAAAACTTCCTTGGTTGGCGTGAGATACTCCCATTTCAAGCCATAGGCTTCTGGAATGACACCACGGCAGGCTTTGGCAATTTGCGAAT